GTAAGAACATTTGCCAAGCTTAATTTAAGAAAGATAGAGGTGTATTAGAATGGGTGTAATGATTCAAGATAGTGGTAATTTTCAGAAGATGGTTTCCTTATATGAAAACCCGATCTTAGAATATTGGCAAGATAAGTATGCGTTGGCGGCAAAGGACCCTGCCATCCCCTTGTTGTTCGACACGGTTCAATCCGATAACGCAACCGAGGCAATCAGTGAGATGGTGGGTGCGGTTGACTTTACTCAATGGAATGGAGAATTCACCTATTCAGCCGTTAAAGAAGGTGGAACTAAGGTATGGACTCCCATAATTTTCCAAGCAGGAATGAAGTATGACCGTTTCTTACTCTCGAATGCCAAGCTTATTAACCTCAAGACTGAGCATGGTATGTTTGCTCTTGGTGCAGCTCGTACTCGTAAGGAGTGCGCAGGGGGCATCTTCACTTATGCCGACCAAGCAGGTGGATATAGCGTCAACGGTGTTCCGCTCGCGTGGAATAAAACCGCGAATGGTCTCCCAATCGCTAGTAGCGCGCAAACTTCGGCAAATTTCGAGTCTACTCAGGACAATCTCGAAGCTTTAGAGCTAAACGAAGAAAATCTTGAGGTCGTGTGCCAGAAGATGTTCGACACAAAAGACGAAAATGGACATCGAGCTGGGATGTCTCCAAACCTTCTTGTTGTGCCTACAGCCCTTCGTAAACGGGCATTAGAGATTGTTGGTTCTACCGGAAAGTCCGATACTGGCGACAACAACGCCAACGTATATGATGGCAACATCCGCGTATTAGTGTGGGACCAATTCCGCAGACAGGTCGGAAAAACGGGTCAACCGTGGTGTGTTGTTGATGAGCAAGCGGCCCGTGAAAGCCTCAAAATTATTAACAGATTAGAATCAGGTGACGAGTACGAGCTAATTTCATGGAAAACAGACAGTGACCAGACTTGGACGATAGGCTCCCTAATGTGGCTATCTATGGGTGCTTTTTCATGGCATCCCTTCCAATTCTCAATTCCGAATTAGTTTTAGAAAATTAATCAGCTTGCTAAAACCTCCGCAATATGATACAATGTATCTATAAATCATATTGCGGAGGTGTAAATTATGTTAATGAGATGTCCACAATGCGGTGGTGAGTTCAACGGGGTTGGAGCGAGAAAGTTCTGTTCTCAGGAATGCAAGAAAAACGCCGTAAGGGAAAGAGCTGGAACAAAGGAAAAAGGAGTATGCCTTGAATGCGGAGAGGAATTTGAGTTTCGCTCAAACCGTCAAATCTATTGCTCTGATAAATGTTTTGGCGCAGCTAATCGTCGAAAGAATCATGACACGCTTTATGGGAACGCTATGCGCCATCACGACAAAAAAATGTTCGGTGGAAATAGGGAAATTGCGCTAACTAGAGATGGCCATAAATGTGCAAAGTGTGGTTCAACTGAACAAATTGCCGTACACCACAAAGACCATTCTGGCAAAAAGGAAAACCCAAATCATAGTCTCGATAACTTAATAACTTTATGTAATCATTGCCACGCACTTGAACATACAGAAGACAGGGACGCTAAGCGAAGAACTGCTTTCCTTACTACTTGTCAACAGTGTGGCAATCTATTCAAAACAACTCCATACCGACAGTCTATTGGTTCTGGTAAGTATTGCTCTAAAGAGTGTTCGGATGCAGGTCATGTAAAGCTTGACGATTTAAGCAAACTAGCTAAGGCTAGTAGGCCAAATTGGTTCAAGGTTATTTGCTCATGCTGTGGTGTTGAGTTTGAAGTTCCTCCTCATCGCATCGCAAGTGGTAAGGCGTTATATTGCAGTCGTTCATGCAGGGCAACGGTCGAAAATCACAAGAGAGCAAAGCCAAAACCCGAAAAACCAATCAAACCAATTCCTAAAGATGGGTACAAATTCTGCTTAAAGTGCGGCGAAGAGCTTCTGGCAACTGAAGAATTCTTCTATAAACGAACGGATAATGGCGTTACTAAATTAAAAAGCACTTGCAAAAAATGCACATCGTTAATAGAATCGACAAACTATGTCGCAAATAGAGAAGCGATAAGGGAACGGCAAAGGAAAAGCTACGATAAAAACAGGGATGAAATAAACGCACGTAATCGCGAGAAGTATCAAAGCGGCGGCAAGGAAACAAAGTCGGCATACTACGAAGCCAACAAGGATGTAATAAGAGAAAAGGCATTGCATCGTAGGGAGGCTAATCGCGAAAAGATTCGAGAGATTGCGAGGGAATATAGTAGTCGTCCAGAAGTAAAAAAGCGTAGGGCTGAACAAAGAAAAGCTAATCCGGAGAAATACCGCAACCAATACAATGGTTATTATCACGGAAAAGGCAAGGAACGAATAATAGCTATCGGTAAGCGCAGGGAAGCGAGAAAGAAAAAGGCAATCGCAACCCTAACCCCCGAACAATGGCTAGAAACCCTTGAATCCTTTGATAATTATTGCGTATACTGTGGTGAAAAATTAGACAATCCTCAACAAGACCATGTAATCCCTGTATCTGCAGGTGGTGGTTACACAAAGAAAAATATGTTACCAGCTTGCAAGCCTTGCAATTCTAGCAAGCACAATCATTCATTGGAGGAATGGTATACCCCATCACAACCCTTCTTCTCTCCTGAACGCCTAGCCAAAATCCACAAATGGATAGGCTTCAATGAGAAAACAAACACTCAACAACTTGATATGTTCTAACAGCAAAAAGCACTCCAATAGGGGTGCTATTTTAGTTAGTGCCAACAGGTGGGGAAACATCCCTGCTAACTAAAGGAGGAATAAAAATGTCATATACTCATTTCGATCAAGTCAGCGGAAAAAATGGAATAGGCGTAGGAGCAAAAGGCTCAGAGGTAACGGTCGCATCTGGAACCGGCCAACTCTACCAATCAGGTACAGTCGTAACTGCAACCGCAGCCAATCTCAATCGTTCCCTCAAAAAAGTAACAGGCGCACTCGCAGCAGTAGACACAGGTGGTGGCATCTTCGCATGGGCTAATCCCGAATCTGGTCCAATCATCGTTGAACATGTCGCACTAATCATCACTACCAAAACCACAGGCGCATGTTCGGCAGATGTCGGAACAACTGACACAAGCGCAACAACTTCGAGTGATAACCTCATTGACGGCAAAGACATAAACGCCGCTGCTGGAACCTTCACCAACCTCGAATCTGCTGGCACAAATGGCAAATCAGGGCAACGCCTTGCATCGGGCAAATGGGTAACAGCCTCAATGGTAGCTGGTGGAGCAACCGCAGGTTTAGTTGGGACCTATGAAATCTACTACACAACGCTTTAATCAGGGGCCTTTCGGGGCCTCTTTTTTTGGGAGGTATCTATGTTCAATGTTCAAACTTGAGAACTTATGTGGCGACACAAACAAGCTCCTATTTCTCATCCTCGCAGAACTGCAAAAGCTCAATGAGTCGGTTCAATCCCTCCGTCCGATCGCGATGGACGTAGTGGTTGAACCTGAGAAAGTCGTAGAAAAAGCAGAAAAGCCAAAACAACCTAAAAAGGGAGTGGTTAAACATGTCAATCCAAGACAGACAAGGAAATTATCAAAAGTATAATAGCGATGGGTCAACTCCTGTTATGGTAGTTGGGAGTTTAGCGAAGTTTCCAAAGGCGGTAGTTCCTGCTGATGATACACCATTTGTAGATGGTTTAACAATTGGTTTATATATTGGTGGAACTGGAAATATTGTTGTACTAAACGAGGACGACACTAAGACAACTTATATTGCTCTTAGCGGTGGGATGATCCATCCGATACAGGCCAAAGGGATTGACGCTACAAATACCACAGCTACAGGCATATTGGCGGTGTATTAAGATGTCTATGATTGGTATTGGGATAGGGAATGGGGCGAAGAGTAAGGTTATTGGTTATGACTCTGCTAATCGTCCAGATAATGTAAATGTCGGCAATATGGATACAGGACAAGTGTGGACAAAAGAACAAGGGTCATTTGGAGTTAGTGGTAATAAGATTTATTGTGTTACTAATACCATTTCGGACAGTATTAATTGTGATTTTGGTATAAGCGACTGTGTAGTATCTTGCCTTTGTAGGGGTAGTAACTCTAGAGCTGGACTTAGATTAAGGGCTGTAAATGACCTGAATAGAATTGCTGTAGTTATTAGTTCTACTAATTTTATATCAGTTATCGAGGTTATAGAAGGAGTAGTAACACAGATTGCATCTGTTGAATCTGGAACCCTATACTCGGTAGAGCATGAGATTAAGTGTATCCTTAAGGGGTCAAATTTAAAGGTTTTGGTGAATGGTGTACAAAAGATAGATGTGGGTGTAATACTATCAGGCACTAAACATGGTATTTATAATACAAGTGATGCTACCGGTGCTACATGGGATAACTTTTTAGTGGAGGGGTTATAGTGGAAATAACAGTTGAAAAACTAGGGACGGGGTCTGAGGATGATCCATTTCGTCCAGATTGCATTGGCGGGTATATTTTGATTAGCAAAACAGAGGAC